GCTTCACCGACGCCGAGCTGGCGAACGTGACCGACAAGCGCATGTTGGAAGTGCTCTGGAAGGCGTCGCAGTTCGACAAGCAGCAAAACACCAAGCAGCAGGCCATCAAGAAGGTCTCGGCTTTGCCCACGAAGGCAGCCAAGGCCGCGCCAGCGTCGAAGCCTGCCGCCCAACTTCAATTTGAACAAACAACCCGCCGTCTCCAGCAGACCGGCAGCGTGAAAGACCTCGCTGCTGCGCTGTCGATGGCCCGATAAAAGGAAAGCACCATGCCACAAGTCGTAAATACCCACGCAACTTTCAACAGCAACCGCAACCGCGAACAGCTGTTCAATCAAATCTGGAACGTGTCGGTCAACGAAACCCCGTTCGTGAAGCTGATCGGCAAAGAATCGGTCGAAGGCATCAACCCGACCTGGCTGACCGACGAATATGCCCCAGGCGCGGCCAACAAGGTTGAGCAGGGTAACCAGTCGACCATCAACGCCGTGTCGCCGGCCGTGCGCCTGAACAACTTCACGCAGATCAGCGAGAAGACCTTCGGCGTGACCGGCACCCAGGAAAAGGTCGAGAAGGCCGGCGGCAAGTCGGAATACAGCTACCAGCTGGCGAAGAAGATGGTCGAGCTGAAGAAGGATGTCGAATTCGGCTGCCTGCAGAACACCACCGCGATTGCACCGGCGCCGAACGTCGCTCCGCAAGCACGTGGCCTGTTCGGCTTCATGAACGCGAACACCTCGCGCGGCGTCGGCGGCGTGGACGCCAACCCGACCACCAACACTGCGGCTGTCGATGGCACCACGCGCGCTTTCACCGAAGCGATGCTGAAGGGCGTGCTGCAAAGCATGTTCGACAACGGCTCGGACCTGGACAACAGCTACATCCTGCTGCCGTCCACCCAGCGCACCGTATTCGATACCTTCCTGGCCGGCCAGACCCGCTTCGACAAGGCCGAAGACAAGACCCTGACCGCGACGCTGGAGATCTACATCGGCCCGTTCGGCCGCGTGAAGGCCGTCAACGCGCGGCATATGCGTCAGCGTGAAGTCGCCGTCATCAACCCGGAGTTCCTGGCCCTGGGCACCCTGCGCGGCATGAAGGACACCCCGCTGGCGAAGATCGGCGACACGCAAAACGTGATGGTCAACACCGAGTGGACCCTGATCAACAAGAACCCGAAAGCGCACGGCGCGATCTGCGATCTGACCTAATCCCCACCCTGTAGCAACCCCGAAAGGGCCAGCCTGACCGCTGGCCTTTTTTCTTTTCCGGATGACCATGAAACACATTCTTGACGCCACGCCCAACAGCCAACTGACGATGCAGGTCGAGAACGATGGTTCCGGCGTCATCGTGCAATCGACCGACGTTTCCGCCGCACTGCGACGGAATGAAGAACTGCGCCGCGCCGGCGCCACGAAAACCAAGGACGGCGACCACTTCGCCGCCAGCATTCCCATTGACCTGCTGAACGAGTGGGCGATGAAGCGCGGCACCACCTGGGAGGTGGTCGCACGCGAAAACAAGATGCTCGATCAATTCCTGGCCGAGCACAGCAAATGCCGCATCTACGAGGGCAGCATCTGATGAACTACGGCCAACTGAAGCAGGCCATCGCCAATCGGCTCGGCCGCACCAACCTGACCGCCGTGATCCCTGATTTCGTCGACCTGGGCACGGCGCGCCTGTACAACGGCTTCAAGGACATCGAGGTCCAGGCCGATCCGCTTCGCCTGCGCGCGATGCTGGCGCGCGAGACGGCGTCGCTGGCCGCCCTGCCCGAGCGCTTCCTGGCCGTCGACCGGCTGACGGTGAACGACGGCGCCGGCCCGCGCGCGCTCGAGTACGTGACGCCGGAACGCTTCGCCGACCTGGCGCCGACTGGCTTTGCCCGCTACTTCACGCACCAGGATGGCGGCATTGCCATCGAGGGCGGCACGCCCACGGCGTTCGCGCTGTCCTACTATCGCCGCTTCCCTGCCCTGGCGGCCGATTCGGACACGAACTGGTTGCTGGATACGGCGCCCGGCGTCTACCTCTATTCGGCCCTGATCGAGGCCTATGCGCACCTGAAGGACGACGCGCGCATCCCGACCGCCGCGCGCATGTATGCCGCTGCCGCGAACGCGCTGATCGCCGCCGACCAGGCCGAGCGTCACAGCGGTTCGACGCTGACGATCGGGAGCGCGCGGTGATCCCGCTGGCCGGCTTCATGCCGGACGCCGACAGCACCACGCCGGGCGTGCTGACCGACTGCACGAACCTGGTCCCTACCCTGCGCGGCATGGCCGGCGCGCCGACGCCGATGGATGCGGGCGTGCCTGCCCTGCCGGCCGAATGCCGTGGCGGCGCCGTGCTGACCCGGCTGGACAAGCTGAACCGCGTGTTCGCGGGTACCCGCACTGCCCTCTACGAGCTGTCCGGCGTCACCTTCGTGAACCAGTCGCGCGGCGGCGGCTACACCGGCAGCGTGGAAAACCGCTGGCGGTTCGAGCAGTTCGGCAACGCCTCGCTGGCGTGCAACGAGACCGAGCTGATCCAGGTGTCGACTGGTACCGGCACGGCGTTCGCCGACATTCCGCAGTCGCCGCGCGCGCGCATCATCGTGACCGCTTCGGGCTTTGTCCTGGCCTTCGGCCTGAATGCCACCTACGTGGGCGGCGATCGTTCCGACGCCTGGGCCTGCTCGGGCCTGTACGACCACCTGACCTGGGCGCCCAGCGACAGCAACCAGGCCGCTTTCGGCTACCTGCTGAACACGCCCGGCGATATTCGGGCCGCCAAGCGCCTGGGCAATGACGTGGTCGCGTATAAGGAAAACTCGCTGTACCTGGGCCGCTTCGTCGGCAAGCCGGTGATCTGGCAGTGGGACCTGTTGTCGTCGAACGTGGGCGCCGTCAGCGCCGAAGCCGTGATCGACGTCGGGACTGCGCACCTGTTCATCGGCCGCGACAACTTCTGGCTGTTCGACGGCGCGCGCCCGGTACCGATCAAGAGCGCGCCGAAGGAATGGTTTTTCGCGAACTGCGACGCCACCTACCGCTACCGAATCCGCAGCCACTTCGACCAGGCCAAGAACCTGTGCTGGTGGTTCTACCCCACGCCCGGCTCCGGCGGCGCGCTCACCAGCGCTGTGGTCTACAACCTGAGCATGGACCGCTGGGGCAAGGTCACGCTGCCGATCGAGACGGTGCTGCAGTACCAGGGCGCCGAAACGAATTACGACAGCTGGCCGGCGGACGCGGCGCTGACGTTCGACACGCTGCCCGACGTTCCCTTCGACTCGCCGTCGCTGGACACCAGCAGCTCGGCGATGGGCGTGGTGGGCGCGGACCACAAAATCCGGACCCTGACCGGGCCCTGTGGCGCGGCCTCGCTCACCACCGGCGACTTCGGCGACGACGAGCAGTTCACCACCCTGGGCCGCGTGACACCGCGCTTCACGAAGCGACCGGGCGCGTCGAACCTGACGCACTACACACGCGATGTGGACGGCGGCGACCTGGAGAACCGCGGCGATAGCGCGCTGGCCGGCGCCCACTACGACCCGTTGGCCTCGGGGCGCTACCACCGCCTGCGCATCGAGCTGCAGGGCGATTTCGAACTTGTCGGCTTCACGCCGGCCCTCACACCGGATGGATACGAATGAAGCTTTCCACTGACGCGCGGCTGCCTGCCGCTGACGATGTGCGCGGCCTGAAGAAGCGGCTGTATGAGCTGGTGCGCGACATCGTGGCCCTGCTCAACGGCGTGGCCGAAGGTTCGATCAGCGCGTGCACCAACGCCGCGCCGGCGGCGCCGGCCACGGGCAGCTATACACCCGGCGACTTCGTGCGCAATAGCGCGCCGCAGGAGCTGGGCCCGGCCGGCGCGCGCTACGTGGTCGAAGGCTGGCTATGCACCGCAGCGCCGCTCACGTTCGTCCAGAAACGTTTTTTGACAGGGAACTGACATGCTCCGCGTGATCGAACCGCAACACCTGGCCGCCGAATGGGACCGCGTGCGCGCCGGACTTGTCGAGGTCAAGAAGGCCACGAATGACGACTGGCTGCCGGAGGACGTCTACATGTCGCTGCGCCAGGGGCAATCGGCCTTGTACATCGGCACCGGCGCCGTCGGCGAGTACTTGGGCTTCCTGGTGCTGCGGCTGGTCCCTACTTTCCACAGCGCCGAGCTGGAAATCTGGTGCGCGTACGCCGCGACGAAAACGCCCCTCATGCGCCGCTTCCTCCCGCACATCAAGGCGGTGGCGAAGAAGGCCGGTGCGACCGGTATCACGTTCGCATCGGCTAGAGACGAATGGGCAGCCGGCGCGCGTCTCCTCGGCGCTGTTCCGACCATGACCACTTACAAACTGCCCCTATAGGAGCCCCGATGAGCAGCAGCCCATCCAACACGAAGAGCACCACCACAACCGAGCTGCCAGCCTGGGCGCAGGGAAGCTCGCAGCAGCTCCTGCGCCGCGGCGAGCAACTGTCGCAACAGGAAATGCCTGTGTACTCGGGCCAGCGCTCGGCCGGCCTAAACGGCATGCAGACGCAGGGCATGAGCATGGTGCAGAACCGGGCCATGAATGGCTCGGCCGACATCAACGCCGGCAGCAGCGCGCTGCAGCAGACCCTGAACGGGAATTTTCTCGGCCGCGACACCGGCACCAATGCCTACATGGGCGACAACCCCTACCTGCAATCCTCGATCGACAAGGCGGCAGGCGACATCACGCGCAACTACAACGGAGCCGTGGCCGGTACCGACGCCACGATGGCGCGCGCCGGTGCGTTCGGCGGCTCGGCCTGGCAGCAGGCGCAAGACGCGAACTCGCGCAACCTGGCGCAGGGCCTCCAGGACTCGGCCACCTCGATGCGCATGCAGAACTACAACCAAAGCGCCGGCCTGGCCGAAAACCAGCTGAACCGCAATCAGACCGCGTTCCAGGCGGAGCGCGCGAATCAGCTGGCGGCCGGGTCGCAGGCCCTGCAGTACGGCAACCAGGCCTATACCGACGCCGCGCAGCTGCAAGGTGCAGGCGAGATCCAGTACGGCGCCGACCAGCAGCAGCTGACCGACCAGATGGCGTACTTCAACGAGAAGGCGCAGTCGCCTTACAAACAGCTCGACGTGCTGGGCAACTCGATCCGCGGCGCGATCGGCAACGGCGGCACCGTGAGCCAAGTGGGACCGGGCTCCAACCCATGGGGCCAGGTAGTCGGCGGCGCGGCTGCGCTTGGCAGTATTTTCGGATAAGGAATAGACATGAACGATTGGTGGAAGATGGGCCTGGCCGGCGTCGCCGGAGCGGGATTACTGGCCGCTACCGGGGGCACGGCGCTGCCGGGCATCCTGGCCGGCGATGGCGCGGCAGCTGCTGGCGCCGGCGCTGCTGGTGCTGGCGCAGCCGGCGCAGGAGCGGCTGCGGGCGGCGCCGGTACTACTGGCGGAATTCTGGCAGGCGAGTCCGCCGGCGCGACGGGCCTGGGTATGCTTGCCCCAGAAGGCGCCGCCGCTGCAGCCCCCGGCGCAATGGCCTTCACGACTCCGCCGGTTGCCGGCGGCCCGCTTTCCGGCGTGCTTTCAGGCACGACCTTCGACTACGGTACGCCGGCAATGCTCGCCGACGCCAATGCGGCCGCCGCCACACCCCAACCGGGCTTGCTCTCGCAAGTCGGTGGCTACGCAAAAACTGGCATGAAGGCCGCAAGCGCTTTTGGCTCGGTGAACAAAGCAATGGGCGGCGGGCAGGCGCCTCAGCAAGCGCCGGCGCCCCGCCCGATCTTTACCGGCGAGGCGCCGCAGATCGCCGGCGCCATGGGCGCACCAGCGCAAACCAACAACAACGCCGTGCTGGCCGCGATTGCACGTCGTCGCCAGCGCGGCTATTAAGGAGAAAACGATGGGTATCTTGGGAGACTGGCTGCCGGAAGATCCGCAGCAGAACGCAGCCGCGCGCCAGGGTCTGCTGGCCTTGGGCGGTGCGATGATGTCGTCGCGCGGCGAAAACTTTCTCGGCACGCTTGGCCAAGGCCTGATGGCCGGCACGCAGGGCTACCAGGGCGCGCTGGCGCAGCAGCAACAAACGGCGCTGCGCCAGGCGCAGATGCAGCAGATCGAGGTCGAGAACAAGCAGCGGCAGGCGGCCATCGACAAGCCAGGCCGGATCGCAAGTGCGTTTTCCGGTATGCGAACGCCGGGCGCGCAGCCGTCGGTTACTGCGCCCGGCGCCCCAGGCATCAGCGGCCCGCGCCGCCTGCCGGCAGTGGATGCCAGCCTGGAAGGCTATACGCCACGTTCCGTTGCCGATCTCCCTCGCATCGGTGAGACTCGGGCCGCCTCACCTCTTCCCCAGGCTGTGACGCCAGAGGACTTGTTTAACCTCTACCGCCAGCGTGGCGACACCTTGGCAGACCTCGGATATACCGACGATGCCAAGGACATGTACGCGTTCGCTGACAAGCAAAAGCAAGAGCTGATGAAGCGTGAAACTCTGACTAAAAACGGCAAACCTGTCAGCGTGCTTACATTTAAGGACGGCCGCGAGGTCGATTCAGGATATGACGCGTTGCCCGACAACCAGATCGTGGACATGGGCGGCACGCAGGAAATATTCGACAAGAACCTGCCGCGCGACGGTGCTCAGTTCAAGAAGACCGTAACGCCGGACACTATCATGCGGGTGAACCAGGACGAACGCGAAAGTCGCCGCGTCGATGAGCGCGTGCGCGCTGCCGCTGCCAGTGCCGCCGCGCCAAATGCCGACGGCATGCTGTCGGACGAAACCGTCGCCATGATGGCCGAGCAGTACCGCGCCGGCGATACCAGCGTTATGCAAAACCTCGGGCGCGGTGCCCAGGGGTCGCACAACATCGTCCGGCTGCGCAGCGAGATCGCCCGGCAGACCAAGGAAGCCGGTCAGGGTGGCCGCGATCTGGCCGCGCAAAATGCCGAGTATTTCGGCACCAAGGCTGGACAGCGCTCGGCAGGCACGCGCATCGCCAACGTCGAAATGGCGTCGTACGAAGCTGAAAGTCTGATCCCGCTGGCCCGCGACGCTTCGGCGGCGGTGTCGCGTAGCGGCCTGCTCCCGTTCGGCAAGGGTCAGGTCATGTTCAACGAGCAGACCAACAGCCCGGAAATGCGTCAATTCGCTGCCGCGAACAACGCTCTGGTCAACGTCTACTCCCGCGCGATCTCGCCTTCCGGCGTGCCGACCGTGGCCGACAAGGAACACGCGCGCGAAATGATCGCCACCGCCATGGACGACAAGTCCTACCAGGCAGTGCTCAATCAGATGCAGAAGGAAATTACGGCCGCGCGCAGGGCGCCGCAGCAGGTGCGCCGCGCGTTCAACGACGCGGTGACCGGCAAGGGTGATCACGGTACGATCAAGGACTGGAAGGACCTGCCGAAGAAGACAGCGCCGGCCACGCAGGCATACGCCGACGCTGAAAAAGAGCGTCGCTACCAAGAATGGAAACGGAGCCAGGGAAAATGACCGAACAGGAAGAATTCGAGTTCCGCGCGCGCCTCGAGGCGGAATCGGCGGCGCCGGCACGCACGCCGCTGAAGTTCGACCGTGGCGCGGCCACCGGCGGCGACAGCACCACGAAGCGCACGCTGGCCGGCGCTGGGCTGGGTGTTTCGGACCTGGGCAATACTGCGCTGAACGTCCTGGCCTATCTGCCGGGCAAGGCTACCGATGCGCTCCGCGACGTGCTGCCCGCTGACCGAAGAGGCCTTGTGCCGAACATCGCACAGTGGAACCGCACGCGCAACGCTGACTTCGACTACCTAACGGAGCAGAACGACGACGCCACCGCGTTCAATGTCGGGCGCGCCGGCGGCAACATCGCCGCGACCTTACCTGTTGGTGGCGTCGCAGGCCAGGGCATTAGATCGCTGGCATCACTCCCTCGCTTGGCCAGCGCAGCACCGAAGATCGAGCGCCTGGCCAACTCGGTGGGGTCCAGCGGCCTGCGCCTGGGGTCGGCGCTCCCGGCCACTGCCTCACGCGCGCAGAAGCTCGGCGACATGGCAACGCGCGCTACTGGTGGCGCGATCACCGGCGGCACGTCGGCAGCACTGGTCAATCAAGACCACATCGGCCGAGGGGCTGCAATTGGCGCCGTGATTCCCGGTGGTGTGAAGCTGGCCGGCCTGGCGGGCAAGGGTATGTCGAGCATGGTCGACAACGTGTCGGAACGCCTGATGCAGAGCGCGATCAAGCCCACCATCGCGCAGCTGAAAAGCGGAGAGGCGGCCACGGCGGTTAAAACGCTGCTCGAGTTCGGGATTAATCCGACGAAGGGCGGCGTAGAAAGGCTCCGCTACTTGATCAGCGGATTGAACGATGAGATCGCGGACAGGATCGCCAACTCCGGCACGTCGATCAGCAAGAAGGCAGTGGTCAAGTCGCTCGACGAGGTCCGCCGAAACTTCTCCCGCCAGGTCAGTCCGCAGAACGACCTGCGCGCGATCCAGAACGTTTCCGACGACTTCATGGCTCATCCGAACCTGCCGAGCGACGCGATACCTGTCACAGCGGCGCAGGCCCTGAAACAGGGCACCTACAAAGTGCTGAAAAAGAAATACGGCCAGATCGGCAGCGCGGAAACCGAAGCCCAGAAGGGTCTGGCGCGCGGCCTGAAGGAAGAGATCGCGCAGGCAGTTCCGGGGGTTCAGGCGCTCAACGCCGAGGAATCTCGCCTGATCGCGACGCTCAGTGTGGCCGAGCGGCGCGCGCTCATCGAGATGAACAAGAACCCCATGGGCCTGGCAGGGCTTGCGCATAGTCCAGCATCCTGGGCAGCCTTCATGATGGACAAGAGCGCTCTGTTTAAGTCGCTGGCTGCACGTTCACTGAACTCGACCGCTGGCGGGCTGCGCAAGTCCGGGCTGGCACTGGAAAACGCAATGGACCGTCCAGTGCTTCGCTCGGGCGCGCCTGTTATTTCCGACCGCCGTGAATGAAGCCATAGAAGAAAGCGACCAGCAAGATCAAACCGAGTTTAAGCAGCATAAAGTCCATCGTCATCCCCCTGAAGGCCCGCCACGTGCGGGCTTTTTTATTACCTGGAGCATAACATAATGCCAGTACCAACCAGCATTGCCGACTTGCGCAAGGTCGCAGCCGAGAACAGCCCGCAGGGTACGGAAAGCGTGCGCGGCACCATGGATGACTATTTCCGCGCGCACGGCAGTTTCATCCGGCAGCTGTTCGACCAACTGCTAGGCCCGAGCGTTGGCCTGCAGGCTGACGCGACGGTTAACATCGGCTTTGCCGCCGCGATCAACATCGTCATCAACGGCAACTCCACGATCTATTCGTTCGACGCCGCCACTGAGGGGACGCTTCGCTGGATCGTGTTCAACGGCGCCAGCACATTGAGCCATAACGCTGCGAGCCTGGTTTTGCCTGGCGCCGGGAATATCACCACTGCTTTCGGTGACGCCGCCCTGTTCAAGTGCACCGGCGGCACGCGCTGGATTTGCTTGAGCTACCTGCGCGCCGCGGGCACTGGGCCAGTCGCGGCCAGCGCGGCGCGTGACGGCTACCTCAGCTCGACCGATTGGGCGTCGTTCAACGGCAGGCTGACGCCAGCCGCTGCCGCTGCTGCCTACCTGGCGCTCGCCACCGGCGGCAACGTGAAGGGCGACATCGTCTTCGACAACGGCGCCGGGATCCTGACCAAGGATGCATCAGGGACGCCGACGCAGATTTTCAAAATGCAGGGCAACGACGTCAACTTCCTGATCCACGCCGGCGCCGCCTTCAATTTCTACAGCCAGACCACGAATGGTGTGGTCGCGAGCATCAACAGCGCGGGCGACCTGGTCGCAAGGACCGGCACCTGGACATCGGACGAGCGCCTGAAAAAGAAGTGGAGCCGTCGGCCGGCCGACTTCCTGCAACGCGTCGCCGGCATTCGTAAGCTCGGCGATTTCCTGTGGAAGAAGGACGGCACGCCCGGCATCGGCGGATCGGCGCAGGAACTGGAGGCCAACTGGCC